AACGTCAACTGGAATATCGGGGCCAAGGATGACGGAAGCCCAAAGAGCGATTAACGACTGGCAGGCACTGGAAGGGGGCTCTTACAAAGCCTCCTATGAGTGCAACGAGTATAGCCAGCAGTGCGAGGTGTTGGTCGAGAGCATCGACTGCCGCCGCGCGCGCATCGCAATCAAACCGAAGTTTGGGGAGCGCGACGCCGGCTACTATGCGGTCACACAGGCCCTTGACGAGGCTAGGAAGACGCTGGAGCGCACGAAGTGGGAAGAGAGGGAGAAGGCCATGGTGAATATAGGGATGGGCACCCCCCTGACCATCAACCAGACGGCTCAAACCGGAGTCGCGTTTCAGATGAAGCACGAGCGTGCCATGGCAGCCGCTGCTGCCCGACAAAAAGAGCTCATGCTGGGCGAGATGAAGAAGCTCCGGAACGAAGTCTACACGAAGAACATCGCCTCTGCGCTGCAGACGCCGAAGCCGGCCACCACCATCGCCTCTGCGCAGGAGACCGGCAACCTGTATTGGGGGAGGCAGGTGCCCCAGAACAGCTCGTTTCTTGGCGGCCTCTCGTCGTACAGCACCGGCGCAATCAACAGCGCCATGCTCGGCAGAGAAAGAACACCCCTGGTAGCACTGCGGGACGAAATAGAAGAATGGTGTGGAAAGGCGTTGGAGTGTGCGTGAGGGTCGACCACCAGTAGCAGGATATGGCACCAAGAGCCGCCGACTCAGAACCACTGTCAGACTTCGTGAGGATGTCTGCGATTGGGTAGAGGCGAAGCCTTCACCGGCCAAGTGGGTCCGCGAGGTTATCAACAGGGAGCATGACCGTGAAGTGCATTCTCCTGACGAAGAATGAACGGGCCCTCGTTGACCCAAAGGTCTATGACTGGCTCTCGGATTACAACTGGTCGACCCTCGACCGCCACAAAGGCCGCAAATACGCCGTTCGGGGCATGCGCCTCGATGGCAAGTACAAAAAGCTCTTTCTCCATCGAATCATCTGCGGATACCCACCCTACTTCCTGATTAAATTCATCAACGGCAACTCTCTGGACTGCCGTAAGGACAATATGCTGCCCATCAACCTCAGCGGCAAGTCCGAACGGTGGGTGAGCGGAATAGGCGTGTCTGAATACGTCGGCGTCCGCTGGCACGAAGACAGAGGGCTCTGGGAAGCACATTTCAACGATTGCCATATCGGACTCTATGACAACGAGACTGATGCCGCCCGCGCCTACAACGCCAAGGCCATAGACGTGTTCGGACCCGGCGCCGACGTGAACGACATCACGTTCCTGCCAGCAAAACAGGCCAGAACCGCCCCCGGAGGCGAGAGCCGCAAGGCGTTCAAGACATCCCAGTACCGAGGGGTCAGAACTCGTGGCACTGATGGGCGCTTCAGGGCTGAAATCACGGTCAACGGAAAACGCAGGAATGTGGGCACATTTGACGATGGTGCTGAGGCCGCAAACGCCTACGACGAGGTAGCCATACACCACGGCCATATAGACAGGGCGAATATCATTGGCAAAAAATAAAGACGTAGACCTGACCCTAGACGAATGGCGCTACTACCAACAAAACTGGGTTGCGTTCATCGAAGATCAGATAATGTGCCTCACGCCAGACCAAGTCTACGAAAACCGGGAAGGCTCCCGCGTTGAACCAGAACAGCGAGAACTCATAACAGCCGTTCAGAACCACCCCCGTGTCACCGCACGATCCGGACATGGAGTTGGAAAGACGGCCACAGTAGCCCTTATTGTCAATACCTTCATCTATCTGTACGAAAATGCCCGAATTATCATCACCGGCTCCAAGTACGACCAGCTCAAAATGACCACATGGGCAGAGGTGGGAAAATGGTTTCTCAGGAGCCGGTTGCAGGACTGCCTTGAGTACACAGCCGAGAAACTGGTGTTCAAAACGTCCCCCCAGACGTGGTTCGCCAACATCGTGACCGCCCGGGACCAGGAATCCATCACCGGACTTCATGAAGACCACGTGCTGGTTGTGGTGGACGAAGCGAGCGGCGAAAACATAGACAAAATGCGCGACGGTCTCATGGGCTGCCTCACTGGACCTAACAACCACATACTGCTCTGCGGTAACCCTACGCGGACGCAGGGATGGTTTTTCGACACATTTCACACCGATGCGAGCCTATGGAAGCATCTGCACTACAATGCTGAGGATTCAAGCCTTGTCAGCCAGGAATCAATCGAATACTGGAGCAAGAAATACGACAAAAACAGCCCCCAGTACATGGTTCGCGTGCTCGGAGAGTTTCCGCCCGGAAACCCACGGGCAATCATGGCCTGGGACAAAGTCAATGCCGCCATGGAACGCTACGAAAATGGCGATTGGACTGCATCTGGCCCGTTGGAGGTTGGTGTTGACCCGGCCCTTGAGGGCGACGACCTCGCCACCATAGCTATTCGACAGGGGAAAGTGCTGCATCGCGTCGTAACCCACCCCAAGGCAACCCCCTCAGAACTCAATCGGTTCGTCATTACCGCCATCCGAGAGGCACGCCGCGACTTTAACTGCCCAACCGACCGGATTAAGGTCAAAGTGGACGCCCATGGGGGGTATGGTTCGGCTCTGATTGAGGCTCTGACGCTCAATGAGACGGATAATGTCGACGTTGTTCCCATCTACAGCAACGCCAAAGCTACCGATCCAGAATACAAGAACTACGGCACTCAGATGTGGTTCGATGTGGGGGGCGGTATTGACGATCTTGTCTTGGTCAGAGACGAATTTCTGCTCGATGAACTTAGCGGCCGCGAATGGCGCCCTGCGGACATGACGGTTATTCGTATGGAGTCGAAAGTTGACTTCAAAGCCCGTATTACTCGCTCTCCCGACAGGGCAGATGCCGTTGTGCTGGCTTTTGCTGGCGGCCCGAAGAAGATATTTACCCAGAAATCGGCTGGCGTCATGGCCAGCGCCTTCACGGTGGACTGGGAGGTGCGCCATGCCTTCGATCCGACGTGGAATGGGCCGGTTGCCTGCGAAATTCTGCACTATGTGGGCCTTGTCCTCGGCAGCGACCTTACACTGGGCGGAATTGGCGCAATCTATGAGTATTTCCGCAACAAACTGTGGATATACACCGAGTATTGGCAGGATACGCCGCTGGTGACCGACTTGGCAGCGTCTCTGCGCGAGAAGTCGCGGATGGGGCTGTACTATGCCGACTACCGGGAGCCGAATATCGTTGGAAATGACGTGATGTTCAAAGAAACTGGTGGACGGCGCCCGCTGGCAGATGTATTTAGGGAACAGGCCAAAGTGGTAGTGCGCGAACCGGTACGATATGATGAATTCGGCGCCATTGCCATGGGCGTCCAGATGTTCAGTGAGGACAAGGTAACCGTACACGTATCGTGTCCGATTGCGCGCAAACAACTCAGCCTTTGGAGCGTTCGAGATAAGAAAGTTCAGGACGACGAGGCCCTGATGTGCAAGGCGCTGCTGCTGATTCTGAGTGAGGTTCGTCGCAGGAAGAGGCCAGAACCACAAGGTGTGCAGCGAGGCGATTATCAGCGTGTCGACGCTCCGAAAATAGAGACGGCTAAGAGGCCGGAAAGGTGGATGGCGAGATGAACAAAATGTGGGTCTTTGAGTATGAGCTCACACAAACGGGAATAGTATTATGCTACTCAACATTTGAGTATGCTGCGAAACAGCGAAAACGGTTGCTGCCTAAGTGGAATGGGGAAGACGAAGTGCCGCCTAGTGTGGGCGCCTGTCTTGGTTCGCGCAATGACAACAGGATACTGATCTGGATCGCAAATACCGTTTCTACTCGCACGTCAGAAATAGCCTACGTAATGACACATGAATGCGTCCATGCTGCTTTTGATGTTATGCGTATTTGTGGACTTAGTCCTTCGCCTGAAGGAAATAGCGAAATAGAGGCATATGTGATTGAGTGGTTCTGTCGAAAGTGTTGGAACCGACTACAGACCCTGAACCACAAGCCCAAGAAGAAACAGAAGGGCAAGAAGAAATGAGCACACAGGAAATCAAGGATGAATACTTCGAGTGCTACGGTGTCTACAATACGGGCATATACGAAGG